TCAGTTCTTTTTATTTAGTATATCTATTATCGAAGACTTCATATTTTCGGTAACGTGAGTGTATATAGCAGTTGTTGTTTTACCGCCATCCTTATGCCCTACTCTATCGACAATTGCTTTGAGGGGAACATTGTTTTCTGCCAGATAGCTTATTAATGTATGACGGAAGATATGGCTTGATAGATTCTTGTTTATTGGCGATTTAAGGCGAGAATTTGCTCTTTTAATTGCAAGGTTAAAGGAGTTTGTCTGCAACGGAATACCACGCTTAGAAACGAAAATATAGCCCATTTCGTTATAATCGTTTCTTACAGATTTGGACAAATTATTTTGTTCAATTATTTCGTCTAATATCTCTATTTCTCGGTCACTCAAATCTACTGTTCTAAAACTAGATGCGGTTTTAGGAGTTGTTTTGACTCCTTTTGAATAACCAACCGTTTTATCTAAAGTACCGTGAATGTCTATTTTTCGTTCACTTCTTTTATAATTTTCTTTTTTTAAAGCTATCGCCTCTCCCATTCGACATCCATTCAATGACATGAACTCAGCAAGTAAAGCCAATCTACGAGTGTTTGGCCTGCTGTACAGTTCTGAAAGTAGGGCTTTTAATTCGTTTTGTTCAAGGTATTTGTTTTGTATTTTCTCTAAATCCTTTACCGTTTGAATCTTTTTGGGAAGTTTAGCTTTTCGTGCTGGATTATATTCAATGTATTCTAAATCAACAGCATAATCAAATATAAGATTTAGGGTTGATTTTGAGCGCTCTAACTTGCTACGAGGACAGTCTGCATCATTTATAAATTTTTGTATAACTTTAGATGTAACATTTGATATTTTAATTTCCTTGTCAAAATAATCAATTATAAAATTAAAAGAACTTTGAAGAGCACTAATGGAGGATTGTTTTATAGATTTTTTATAAAAGCTCCACCATTCTTCAGCTATATCTGTAAATTTAGCATTGGAAGTAGAACTGTTATTAATTTTAGATTCTATTTTTTCAAGGAGTTCTGCCTGTGCAACTTTCTGTGCTCTGGGTGTTTTTTTATCAAGTGTAACAGATACTTTTTTTAGTTTCTCTGTTAGTGGATCACGGTATCTTTCAAAATATTTGTATTTTCCATTTGGTAAATTTTCTATCCACATTTGATTTTTACTCACTTTCTTGCTAAAATTGAGTACAGTAAAAGGGCTTTTTAAAAAGCTTTTCTACTATGTTTGAGATTTAAGCCGCCCCTCGTCGCCAAACTTGGGCGGTTTTTTTAATGTTTAGTACCCATTGTTTGAGTAATCTTGTTTATCTAATTTCGTAAAGTCGCCCTTGTTTTCCTTTAAAATATTGTAGCTGTTTTTATTCAATAATATATTAAAAAACGTTTGAAAATTTTTACTTCTATCAAAACCTTCTCCCTCGCCATATTGAATGATTATTACATCATCCTCATTTTTAGGAGGTTTAATATTCTTAACAACATTGTTTAAAAATAACTTTGCATTCTTTTTAGCTTTCTCTGCGTTTTTCAGTGTATCAACTTTTGCACTATATCCTACTCTAATAAATCTTGCTACATCTGGACCAGTTACAGTAATTACTCCAGTTGTTTTTGAATCCACCTTCGAGTAGTATATCTTATAAACATTATGTACAGTGAAGCTTTTCTTTTTTACGCTTTTTTTAGTTTTTGCGCTAGCAATATCACTAAACGAAAATAGACTTAAAATCAATAACAGGCCCATTATTGCAATTAAAATTTTTTTCATAAAATACTCTCCTAACCTAGCTTTTTATGAGATTCAAGGCTTGCTCTTGGTTTTTATTTATAAGAAATTAACGTATGGAATCCTTCCATATCCTTAAATAATCCCTGATTTTTAATAGCTGTATGTTCCACAGAAATTATTTCATAACCCTCTTTTTGCATTTTCGTTAAAATATTATCTATTTGGGTAGTATATTTGTCTTCTACTCCAAAAAGTTGATTAATCCATTTACTAAGGCTATTTATCATAAGAACATGTGTAAATCCATCCTTTGGAGCTATGTGTGATTTTACTTCTTTTTCATAGATGTTATCACTTTGTGCTTTTTGTGTTTTCGTAAACATTTCCATTATTTTCTCCTTACCAGTTTAGTGATGGCGCACATTATTTAAAAAATTATCCAACTCCCAATAATTGCTGGAATTCTTTTTCTGCCATATTAAAGAAATTATGACTTAGATGATAACGATCCAAAAATTGGTAAACATTAATAGCTTCAATTACATCAAAATAACCAATGTAATCTACGATATAATCATGCATTTCTTGCTTATTTATACTAACTTTTATTTCATCCTCAAATATTTCAGTGATAGCTTCATGCAGCTCTAAATATTCATTTTTGATGATTGACTCAGCCAATTCAAAAGGTGATTCTGTTATATCTACAAATACATTAAAATATTCATAGCTACCCCCGTTGGCTTCAAATATTTCCCATAGAAGAAGAATAGCCTCATGATTCGCTCTAAATTCTTGAGGATTGAGTGCATCGTTTTCCGAACCTCTACATATATCTTTATTGATAACATGAGAAAGTTCATGAGCAATTTTAAAAGCGGTTATTTTAGTTGGATTATAAATCATCAACTTTCTTTTGATATTAACCATAGCATTTTTAGGAAAGCAATCATCACAAGTAATGTGGATGTTTTGTTTTTCCATTTCCAAAAGAAGGTACCCTATCAATTCCTGTTCATTCATAGAGGCTCCTTTTAGTCCGTTAATTTATCGCCATATATTGCAAATAATATTTTTTTAACATCGTCACTAATTGGCTCACCATCAAATGAAACCCACTCATTCCAGTCTATGCGAGGATCATCCCAAGATGTTGGTTTTTTCTCACTAATAACTTTTTTTAAATCAACTGGCTTATTGGTCTTTTTTAATTCTTCATTTCCAAGTAAATAATCCACACTTACATTAAAATATTTTGCAACTGCTTGTATTTTATCGTAGTTTGGTTTGTTTTTATTCCAACGTCTTATAGTTCCGTTACCATAACCTAAATGTTCTTCTATTTTTCGAATAGAGGTATGTTTTTGGGCTGCGAGTTCTTTTATTTTTTCGTATAAATCCATTAATATCAACCTTTCATAGATAACACAAAAAATAATTTAGAAAAAAAGCGACAAGACTATTGACAATTTGTAGCAAAAGTTCTATAATTAATTTTGTAGATAAGAGTTAGCCTTTTGGTTAGCAAATAGACCTATAAAAAGCACTTTAAACGCTCCGCCAAGAATGTTTTATAAAGCTTTTGTTAGGTGTTTTAACTATGCATTAATTGTAGAACTTTTTCTACGATATGTCAAACATTAATGTTCTGAAATGCTAACTTTTTCTTATACAAAAATATATACGGAGGTATAAAATGCCAACAAGTGACAACGGACTAAGACTTGTTAATTCATTCATTGAAGAAACAGGAATCGAAAAAATGAGTTTAGCAGCCAAGTATGGAGTAGCTAAAAACGTGATGATTGATATTCTTTCAGGTCATCTTCAATCACCTAAAGCACATCAAGTCATTCTTAAAATCATTGATGATTTCAAATTGCGTTAAGAAAGGAGATGCAATATGCCATACGCAAAAATAACATACTTACCTGTTGAAAATGCAGAAGACGCAGAATGGTGTGACAAAAAGCATCTTATGCAGAAGTGGGAAGGCTTAACTAAAGGCACATTAACAGCTTGGCTCACAGAAATGAGAGATCGACCTGAATTTAAAAAAGGCGTACTTAATCCAACTCACGGACTTGTATTTATCAATAAAGAAGTATTTAAAGATTTTGTAGAGTGGAAAGAAGCAACTCGCTATAAAAGTTATAAAAAGTAGGAAGAAATATGCTTCTTGATACAGTTACTATTAAATCCACAATGACAACAAAAAAAGCCGGCCATCTCCCCAGATAAACGACTTTAAACTATAAGTAAGGCAAGCTCTAACAAAGCTTTTCTTACTCTAATTATAGCAAATTGGAGAATAAAAACAAAATGAATAATACAACAAACAAAGAAACTTATATCCTTGATGATTCAATCGCTTTTGAACTCATGGACTTATTAAAAGCTAAAGCAAGACATTTTATCAAACTTAATGAGTATGTCTACCGCTTGTTTGACGGTCAATCAGTTGTGACTTTCACAACTTTAGAAAACGACATTCAAGTAGAAATGATTAAGGGGTAAGAAAATGGCAACAATAGACGAGCAGTTGAACGTACGCACAGAAATCGAGCAAGCAGTCGCAAAGCAATGCGATTATACAGAATTTAACCCAGTATTTGAAGATTTGTTTTTCTCTCTTAACCGGCTTGAAGAACGAGACGGTTTAAAGTTAGAAAAATACGACATCTATAAAGCGTTAATGACCGCTTATAGCGTGGGATTTAATCGTGGTAAAAAAGCTCACAAACCTACAAAATGGCTTGAAAAAGAAACCGAAGAATTTGAAAATTATTGGCAACTCTATAACACCGTAAAAAATCAGGCTATGAAAGATATATCAGGCGGAAGCGTGGCAAGACAATGCCGTGAATTTAATTCTTTGGTAACTCGTAGAATGTACGAGGCAGGAATGGCAGAAGAAAAGAAAAATTGGACTTCTTGGGATAAGTAAGGGGTCAAGGCAAACTTTTATCAGAGGATTGAAAATGCAAAATATTATTAGAGCTTGCGCTTATGTGGCTGGTATTGATAGCTTAGGATTGCGAAGTTTAAAAGGCTATCACACAGAGCTGACAGACAAGCAGATTGAGAAATTAGACCCATTGAACGCCAATACAGGCACAGTTGATTATAGCTTTAAAGTTCGTAAATATAAGCACGGTGTCCGCTTTGAGGGCGAAAAAGAGGGCGGAGAAATCAGCTTATTTGAAGAGGTAGCGAAATGATTGAACATCACCAAGGCTATACGGCTTTAAAACGGTACGGACGGAATAGTTTTAGACCAGCAGGCAAACACCCGTTTAAGATGATTCACAATGCACGAGCAGTCAAATATGACTTGATACAGCAGTTCGAAGCAAGTACAGGTATTCTCTTATCTAGCGGAGTGAAAAGCAATTTATGCACGCAACCAGTACCGTTTTTAGGTAAGCAATTAGCTGTTATGAAAGTACAAATAAAGGAAAATAAACCATGAAAATTACGATTGATGTCCTTGAAAATGAAAGTAATAAGGACAATTTAGAGTATCTTATCAGCGATACAAGCAACGAAGCTATTACTGTTTTAATGTTTGCCTTGATTGGCGAAGCTAGACAGAGAGCAAGCTATGAGCAATTTTTAGAAACCATCACTAGAATTTGGGGGTATATGAATGAAGATAACTGACTTACAGAAAATAGATCAAAACATTATTAAAATACTGGCAGACCATAAAGGGATTGATAAAGCAATTAACGGTAAAATGTTGGCTCAATCTCTAAATGTAGATTTTCGGACGTTGCAAGGAAGAATTGCATTTTTGCAAGGGAAGGGTTGCGCCATTGGCTCAATTGATAATATTGGATATTTTGCCCCTACTAATGAAGAGGAGCGCACCAAAGGCATTACGAAAAAAGAAAACATGGCTTATAGCACTCTAAAAGCGGTCATGGGCGTTCGAAGTGCCTCACTTGACTGGTTAGATGAAATGATTGATTAGGGGAGATATGGAACTATTAACAATTCGCCTAAATAAAATAGTAGCTAAAAAACTGATGAAAGGTGCAGGAGAGACACTCATTTTGGAGAAAGAAGATTTCTATCAATATGTTTATCTTGTCCCTAATAATATGAGCTTTAGTGGTCATTTTGATTCGGTTCTTGATATCAGTGTGAGCCAACATTGGGAGATTTTTAACTTTCTAACCTCTAAATATCAAGAACAAGGGTATAAAAAAGTGCATTATAAACATCCAGCGCATCCATCCAATAAATTTATGAAGTTT